AGCAAAATTAAGATATACTTTCAAGAATTAATAAAATTCTTGGAAGAGCTAAATTAGCAGTCAGTGAATTATTCCGTCTATCTATTATGCTATAAAAATGATATATTTTATATTGACTTTGAGAGTCCTAAAAAAACAGCAAAACAAACTAAATCAATACTACATGGGAGCTCGTCAATCACATTTCACTGAAAAGCACAAAATCTTGTTCAACAAGGCTCAAGACATACTTATGAAAAAAGCTGGTAATACTCTGTGTATCATCAATACTCCAGAGCATTTTGCCATCAAAAATCTTTTGGAACAGTCCAGTTTCATTCTGACGAATGGTGGAGCCTTTACATATGTGGAGGCCGATCCTGTTCGTCTGGCAGAGAAGTTTGGTCCAGGTATTGTCTTAGCTCAGAATGAGCTTGAACATTTTCCTACACAACTTATGTTGCACTGTAGTGTTAGCGATGGACAAGTGCGAGATCCTGGCCTTGACAGCTACAGTCGAATCTATCGTGCTTACATAAGTGTCAAACAGGAAGGTAAGACGATCATGAGTTGGTCATATCATGATTACGGCAAACGGGAGCAATTTCTTGTACAAGCTAAAAACTTCGGAGTAGACGTATCGCAACTTTCACAAGGTGAAATGTCTTATGCAATCACTCAAATTCCGACAATTGTTCCTCGTACTTACAAATACTGTTCAAAACTTTCTTGTGTCTGTAAGGAAGATAATTGTGGTGATGACAAGGAACCTAAGAAACTCTATGTCTTGCAATCACCTCAATGTGTGCGGCCGAATGATGATGAAGATGGCTATGTGAGTGCGTTTTCGGATGATGAAGATGGCGAATCTCACGATCACAACGTTGCAAAGATGTGCAAGTTCTGTCATACTACAGCCAAATCTGGTCTCATATGTGTCGAGGATAGTTGTAAGAGCTTTACTTGCCGCACATGTCTAGAGACAGGTATAGTTGGCGACAAAGGCAGCAATCTCAACTCGAATCTGCAACTCGATTGGTTCGAACATGGATTTTCTTGTAGCCAGGAATGTCACGAGAAGAAGCCTCCAATCGCATTAGAAATTCAGAAGAAGCTTGAAGAAGAACGTCAGCAAAAAGCTAAAGAAGACGAGAGACGACGCCGTTATAACATTGAAAAAGAATGGAAGCAAAAGATTTTTGACGAGCATTATGCTGCTCTCAAAACACATTACAAAGCACATATTGAAAGTCTGAATGGTCAAGCTAACAATCATGGTAAAGGATTTCCTGTTTTACGATGCGTCAATCTGGACGATCTACAATGTTCTTTCTGTCGTAACCGATATCAAATCAGTAGCATGAAGGATTTTCACGAGTGTGTCATCTGCAACAAAACAATGTGTACGACTTGCAAACGCAGTGGACGTCCTACCATTGGTTCTACCTACAGTAATAATTGGACATACCAATGGACTTTCGAATACAATAAGTACGGTTTTGCTTGCAGCAAAAGCTGTCATGAGCAAAAGCCTCAAGCACGTCTGGATTCCTTCGATCATATTTTGCAACAGGATGCACAGAAAAGCGCTGATGATTCTTGGAAAAAGCATGGTGACAATATCATCGCATTTTATGGTGTTCACTTTAACCGGCTCTCAGAACCAGTCAAAGAACAAGTCGCTGCCGATGATCCCGACGTCCTTGAAAAGCTTGACAAATGCGATCTACATCTTGTTGCCGATATGCTAGACAAACCCAACATCCACGGCGTTCTTAGTAAGAAGCTTACGATTGGTGTGATCGAATGGCTCTTAATCTCAAAAAAGAATTTCAAGGCCGTGCTCTCCCTCATTCGTGCCCAAAATCGCCTCTTGGATTACGTGAGTCCCAACGAGATCCAGTCGCTGATCTCCAAAGTCCCACTTATGAGTCCAGAGGATAGCAATCGATCACTGCTCTCAGAAATTCAAAATCGTATCGTTAATCGAAACCATTATAACGTAGATGATGACAATCCCTAGGATTCGAAGGACACAGAGCTTCAGAAAGATGAACAGGATCTCAAGGCGAAACTTGCTCATCTTAAGAAAGTTCAAGATATCTTTAAAGGCACAGGTTCAAAGCCTAGATGTCAACAAGGAAACCTTGAAAGCTTAGCTCGACGAAACGAAACACAACCATAACTAAATCTCTCAAACCTAAACAAAAAAAAACAAACCTACTTTGTATCTATCCAAAAATTCTTTTATCATCAAGAGATTGAGGTACCCCCGGTACCTTAGGACATGCCCATAATGATGTTAAGTCTCTCTTCTCATGCTGATCATCTAAACCATATCCTACTAACCAAACATCTGGTACTTCGATACCGTACAAATCTAAGACTGATATCTCTTCTATATGTTTAGAGTCTCTGGGCTTCAATACTGTCTCATCGCACTTAGACTGTGTAGTTACCTCTGTGTTTATAATAGGAGTTTTCTTCTTTTTAAAGATCGTGCAAGTAAATATTTTATCTAGATCTACATGAGCTTTCTGATGAATTAGTGCTTTAATGTTCCTCATCGTTGTTCCGTTATCGAAAAGTTCATCAATTAGAATAACGTGTCGCCCAACAAATTTGTCAGGGTTAATTTGTGACAGCAGTTGTACCTGCTCGGACTGAGTTTGTTTATCATGATAGGAACTGGCTTCGATGAAATAGTGACTGTGAGGTATTGTCAAATGTCTACTCAAATCAACATGAAAGAAAACGGCTCCCTTAAGGATACAAACTAACATAATAGAAGTCTTAGCAAACTTCTTATTAATGACATTCGCACATTTGATAAGGGCAGCCTCAATCTGCTCTGGTGTCAAAATTAATCTCCAAGATGATGGAATATCCATATGCGTTCTATGTGTGTTTTTTTGCTAACATAATAGTCCTTCAATTTTGTCGAGATAGGATATGTCGCATATCTAAGTGGAAGTGGAAGTGGAAGTGGAAGTGGAAGTCGGAGAGGGGGTAGGGGGGTAGGGAGCGCAGAACACGAGTGGACTGGTAGCTCTTGAAAATTGAACTATGTGTCTCTCTCTAACTGTAAGAGTACCGATGACTAATCCTATCTATGATCTCTACTATGATAATTTTGACAAATTCATGAAGGATTCAGCTGATAACTGGAACAATGAATATAAAATCTTTGATGATCCAGTAGCTAGAGTCGTCATTGGTCTATTTAAAAGAGAAATACCTTCTAATATAAATAATTGGAATAATACCTTCATTAATAGGTTGTTGAATAAATAGGTTTACTGCTTTTTTGCTCTTCTGTTTTGTGGTAACATTTAACATGAAAAATTTTTGTTTTTTTATAGCTATAATAGATATAGTCCCAATGAACTTTTATTCTGTTGATTACATTGTTGAATTTTCTTCGTTTATTTCCCATTTCCAAGAATAAAACTGGTAGTATCTGTAGCTGAAGGAATGTTAAGATGGAAGTATTGGATCGGTCCAGACTTCTATCCAGGCATGTATTATCGAACAGCTAAACTACTAGGTTTAAAGCCTACTATAATAACTGATTTAATAGAACGTAGTTATGATACTAAGAAAAAGACACTAAAGAATCTTTTAAAGGATAAGAAGGATGAAAGAATTGCATTCTTTAAGGGAATGATTGCGTGTAATCGTTACCATAGAACGGATAAATTTGACAAGAGAGATGGTTATTTGATTACTTTTTGTACGATTGGCTATGATAATAATCGTTATTTGGATTTAATTATTGATCGGTTAGTGGAAATGAGACAAGAACATTATCTAGAAGGTGCTGGCATTATAAAACCTGGAAACGGAGATAATTCTCCCATTTGCATAGATGTGTTTTGGTATCGTGTTGGTCGAATAGTCGATCATACCTATAAAGCTAAAGAAGCAAAAGAAGCAAAAAAAGCCAACGAATCTAATCATTTAACCAAAAAAATCAGCAAAAAAAGGAAAAAACTTTCCAATTACGATTGGAAAGTCTTTTTACAATTAGGAGATAATGACCAACTAGGTAAAGTAAGCACTTATTCCTCAAGAAATGATCAAAGTACTGATGATGAAGGGGAAGATGGAGAAAATGAGGACGATGAGGACGATGAGGACGATGAGGACGATGAGGACGATGAGGACGATGAGGACGATGAGGACGATGGGGAAGATGTGGAAAATGGGGAAGATGTGGAAAATGAAGAAGATGTGGAAAATGAAGAAGATGTGGATAATGAAGAAAACAGTGAGGATGATGGTAAAGACGATAGAGAAGATGGTAAAGATAGAGGATGATTCCGACAGACATTGCCGCCGAAGTTGGTATTGGCTAGGAAGGAGTATGATAGTTCCGCGGAACGCGTTAGCTGACTGAGACAGTTAAGAACATCTTAGTCACAATATAAAAGAAATCCCAATAACTTGGATGATCTCTCAACAAAATCCGACATTTGTTGCTTATGATAAATAGCACACATAAATTTTGTGTTAGGAAGTGCGTTGTTAACTATAAATACACAATAAATATATATTGAAATAATATAAATCAAAATATATAATGTGGAAAAGAACAGCACTGTTAATATGTGATATGCAGACAAAAGTCTTGCCTCATATCAAAAATTCAGAAAGAATTATTAAAAACACACAAACTTTGATCGAGTCCAATAAAGCCTACAGGAATCAACATAGTTACGAATGCCCTCCAGTCCTAGTTGCGGAGCTTATACCTAAAAAACTGGGAAGAACAGTACCTGAGATCGTAGAACCAGTGAAAAACCTGAGATTTAATAATGACTTTGTTGAAAAAGCAACCTATTCCATTTTTAGTAAGAAGATAGCCGAAATATTAAGAGACCAGGAAGTTAAGAGGGTTGTTTTGTCTGGAGTTCAAACGGAATGGTGTGTAGCAAGAACTGCACTGGATTTTCGGGATGATGGTTTCGAAGTAGTGGTCGCCGCGGATGCTGTTGGGTCGACAAGTAAATTAGAACATAAAATGGCTCTTGATAGATTGTGGCTAGAGAAGATAGGTATCATGACGACACATAATTTTATTATAAATAATCTTTTTCATGTCGAACATCCATTATCAAAATGGTACGTAAATTATCTTAGGAAGCAAAAACAAGATAGATTGTCTGTACAGACCTTTAGTCTTAATAACGGTGTTGATAAAGAAGAAAGATAGATTAAACATTTAGGGGGGAGTATAAACCCATGGGCCCATCAGAAATTTTATTTTAATACTAAAATAAAACAGGAAATATAAGTAACTTAAAAGCACATTAGGTAAGAAAAAGTTTCTGGGGTTTGGCTTTTCCAACTTTCCTCTTTTGGCTTTTCGAACTTTCCTCTTTTGGCTTTTCGAACTTTCCTCTTTTGGCTTTTCGAACTTTCCTCTTTTGG